TTATACTTGATTGGGAATATCACAAAACGATTTGGATTTTCTTCTAATAATTTTTCCATATTTTGTTCCATATTGTTTTAATAATTATACTGTTGTTTGTTTTCTTTTCTCCATAATTTCTTTAATTCTACTTCTATTTCTTTCTTCCTTTTGTTCTTCAAGTCCTAAGAATGTTGTAGTACTTTCTGTATCACTTTCTAACATTTCGTTATTGAACTTACAGTTTTCAAATACCACCCCGTCTTTACCAATTCTTGACTTTGTGATTGCAATAGTTGCAAGATTTAATTCTTTTTGTTGTAGTGACTTAGCCACCGTAATGATGACGTGCCCGACTTGAGCTTTCTTAATAGAACCACCCATTTGGTCAGTTGTTACCACATCAGATGAAATAGAACTTCTATTACCCTGTGTTGCAGTCCAACCGGCAATATCTAATTCGTGACACATTGATTCAAATGCTCTCATCACTGAACCTTCAGATTTCCATTCATCGTCCATCATCTTTTCAGGTGTCACACAATCAATATAGTCTAAAATAACCATATCAATCTTTATCCCATCAGCAATCATTTTTCTAATCTGATTTTTAATCTGATTCATAGTTAATGTGTCAGAAGGTAACTTCTTCATCACTAACTTGTTTGGCATTGTTTCTTTAATTTCTGCAACTTTTGCCAATACTTTTTCTTTATGATTACTAAGGTCATCAGGTGCTATACCTGTCCAACATGTAAAATGTTTTCTCTGAATAATCTTATAGTTATCCTCAAAGAAAATTTGTAAAACATTAAACCCTAAATTAAAAGCGTGATTAGCAATTTTTGTAGTCAGTGTTGATTTACCAACACCTGTGGGCGCTAATATAACACCAATTTCTCCTTTTGCCAAACCACCTTTCAAAAGATTGTCAATACCCGGTATTCCCATTGGGATTGGATGTCTATAATCATCCGCCAATACCTCATCTAAGTCTTGAAACACATCTCCCGTTCCTCTATCCACGTTTCCAACCTGTAAAGCTTCTCTAACCATTTCTTCCAAAGTGTCGTAGTTTTCAAACTCACCGTGGTCAATGATTTTCTTAGCTTTATCCATAACCTTTTGAAGTTCTTGTTGTTTACAAAACTTCAAAGCCTTTTCCTGAACAAACTGAGTACCTTCTTCAGTAACATTTTGTATATCAGAAATAGTGTCAAGAGTTATCTTTAATAATAACTCCTGACTAATTTCACTCTTAGCTTTTTGTTGAATTGTCTCAAAACTAGGACTGTGTTCAAACTTTGAGTAGTATTCTTTTACCATCTGAACAAATAATCGGAAGTATTTGTTTTCAAAATAGTTAGGTTCAATCACCTCAATAATTGAGTGTGAAAAGTCCTTATCAACTATCATTTGGTTAAGAAGTTGTAATTGGAAGGTCTCTCCCAAATAATCAAAATTTTTGTCAGCCATATTATGTTTGTTTTTTGAATAAATATCAACGAGCCAGCTGATAACCCATGTATTCGTGTGTTAAATTTCTAGATGACAACACGTCAGTAAGACCAAAAAGGATACCTTTTAGGAACGGGCGTATGTCTACGGTGTATCTTACCTTCGGTGGATAAAGTTTAGCATCAAACGTATAATGACACATTGTCGTATCACCATTTTTGATATAGATGTTAAACGACTCAGGTCCGTCAGTGAATGATGTGTTCAATACCTCAGGGTCTTCACTAATCTGATATTGATTGTCCAACATGTAGTTTACAGTTTTCATTTTGAAATTTTCTTTCAATTCTGAAATGAAACCATCCATCAAATCAATCAACTCAGCCGAGTTGTGAGCTCTTGGGTTATACCCCTTAACGTTAAAAAAACGTTGTACGATAAAATTGTTGTTTACCGTCATCAAGAATTCCAGTTTGGTAATGTCTTGTTCTTTCATAATTTATGTTATTTTTTGTTTGTTTTTGTTTTTTCTTTTCTTGTTAACTTCATAAATGGTTGGATGAAGTATGTCCATGAGTCATCCCCTTTTGGGAGGTATTTGAATAACCCGTCCTCAACCATATACTTAATTAAGTTCTTGTAACTTCTACCTTCAATATCTAATTTTTCTGTAACAATTGATAGTATTTCTTCTTTGTCTTCATCTCTCAATAAAGGATTAGATAAGTCAACAATCTGTTCGTTAACTTGGAAAAATTCTTTTTCAAAAATACCTGATTTTGTTTTACCTGTTAAAAGATTCTTTAGAGCTTGATTGTCTTTTTGTTCTTTTAACAAATCTTCAGCTCTTGTTAAAATATCGTTATAAGAAACTTCTTTTTCAAGTATCTCAGGAAAAAATTTAACTAAAGTTTTTTCACCCAAAAGATAGATACCTTCAATATTATCCGATTTATCACCAGTTAATATCTTTAAAGTTTTTACGTTATAGTGTGGAAACTCAAAATCATCAAATTTAATCCTATCCCCGTGTTTAAACGTAGCTTTAACTGATGGTGAGTATACTGACACCTTTTCGGAAATAAGTTGTGTTAAGTCTCTGTCTGATGAAAAAATAAGTTTATCTTCATTTTCAGATACTTGGCAATAATAAGCAATTAAATCATCAGCCTCTCTACCACTAATCTCAAGTTGTCTAATATAGACCTCTTCAAGATATTGTTTGACACGATTTTTTTGTTTTAGGTAGGACATAAAGATTGCGTCCTCCATAGTTAATGTGCGATTTTGTTTGTATTTGGGATAAAGAATTCCACGTAAACTCGTGGAATCTTCTCCATCCCAACAAACAACTACCTTATCAAAATTTTGTTCTTCAATAAACTTTCTTAAAGTGTTAATGAAGTGATAAATCGCTCCGATATGTTCTCCGTTGTGAAAGTAATCTTTCACCCCATGAAACCCAATCTTCATCAAATTATTACCATCTACAAGTAGAGTTTTTTTCACGAATTAGTGTTTGAATTGTTTGACAAAATTTTTTTACCTTTTTTAATATTATCAATCGCCCAAAGCGGTTGCAAATTAGTATAATGACATAGTTTATATAATTCATCTTCTGTTTTTGCTGACGACAATGGAATTATGTGGTCAATATGCCATTCATTTCTATTTTCCCAACACATACCGTTAGTAAATTGTTTTTCTAAATGTTCTTTTAATTGTAATGGATTACACCCCACAATGTCAAATGTTTTGTTTTTTTTAGTGATATCCAACTTGGTTAGGTATTTGTAAAGACGACTTCTGACATTATTAATTAATGAAAAAATAGGGTCAGATTCTCTTCTTTCTTTTCTTTTTTCGTGTTTCCTTGGTTTGTAATTTTCTCGGTATTCTTTTCTTTTGTTTGGGTTATTTTCATACCAATCTTTAACTCTATTTAAATTATATTCCCTATTATTATCATAGTTTTTTTTGTTAGCATTACTCACCCATTCAGGATTTTTACTTCTCCACTGTCTTTGTCTTTCCAAACATTCTTTATAATTTCGTTTTTGGTAATCCGCAGACCTTAGATTGTGACATTTTTTACATTGTGAAGATTTACCGTCTTTAGTATTTGAACGATTACCAAATTCACAAACATCCTTTTCTTCCTTACATTTATAACAAACTTTAGTTTCCATCTTCAATATGTTTTCTTAATAATTTATTAACTAATGACGATAGATTAATTGATTTTTCTTTAAAATATTCAGGTAAATCGGGGTCAATTGATACCCCGATTTTAACCTTTTTAAATTTTTCAATAATTTTTTTTCTACCCATTATTAATAAATATCTAACGTTATATAAAAGTGGAAATAATATAACTTTTATTCGTCAAAAGTATTTATAGTAGGTTCTTCACTTTCCTCACCAAAAGCAATTTCTCCTGTTCCAGAAAGAATTGCGTTCCAATATTGTGAATATTGTTTTTTATAATCTTCTAAAGCCTCTTTTGTATCCGCAATATATCCTTGTGGCGTTGCAATAATCTTACCGTCTTTATAACCAAGTCCATTAATGTGGTTCTTTAGAACGGATATTTTTGTTCTAATTGCGTAGGATACAGTTCTACCGTTTTTAGTCGCAGTAATATGGTTAATCCCCGCATTTTTCTGATTACCAAATAAAAATACAAGTGCAGACGCTAACCAAATAGCTTCGCCACCTTTTGATTTTATTTGAGGTTGTCCAAAAGGGTTATCGGGTAACTCAACCCAAGGCTGATTTACAACAATCAAAGTATTATAATACGGATAATCTTCTTTTTTAGATTTAGTAATACGAGCGTGAATACCCATACCTATTTTATCTGCAAAAACTTTTGCGTTATGCATACCACCACCTTTCCCGTCAAAAGTCATTTTACAAGGTATAGAACCCACAGAATCCCAAAGGAAACAAAGTGAGTAAGGAATGTTACCTTTTTCTTGTTCGTCCAATAATTCGTTAATATAATCAGTCGCCTGTTCTATATAATCAAAATCATCGTTAAATAGGAATTGTCCGTCCCACTCTCCGTCCACCATTTTGGCTTCAAGACCAAGTTCTACTGCGTGTTCCCAGCTCCATTTTTTCTCGGTGATAACAAAAACAGGCAAATGCCCCTTCTGCTGAGCAGACACAGCGGCTTTGACAAGAGCCGTCGTTTTGGAAGAATTTGAGTGCCCCAAGAACATATTGATGTTGCCCAAAGCAGGACCAGGTAAACCGCAACTATTATGGAAAGCTTCGCCGACTTCATAAAAGTCGGTTTCTTTATATTTTGTTTTAGTTGAATATTTGTCTTTGATTGCATCTAATGAAAATTCTTTTTTCTTTATTGCCATAAATGTCTATGATTTAAATTGTTTGTTGTTTAAAAATAGCAAAGGTTGGACACTTTGTGTATGTTAGTGTCCAACCTTTTATAAATTAGAATGGTAAATCACCATCAGGTTCGTCACCTGCTTGTGGGTCAACATACGAACCACCAATAGTACCTTCGTCAGATGAACTATCACCATAAACGTATTTACCTAAATCAGATGACCATCTTGGTGTTTCTCCACGAGCAATTGCTTCCAAGTACTCAACAGGTTTTTTAGAGTAAACATCAGCCCAAGTAAGTGGGTCTTCAGTCCAATCCTTAGCCGTCGCAGCATCTGCGTGAACAGGTGTTGGGTCGTCATGCATAACAGTCTGAATAACTGTATAAGTTGCTCCTTTTGGAGTTTTAGCCTTTGTTAACTCAATGATAAGGTCACGACCATTAACAGGGTCAGTGATATCACCTTTAGCTTTCCAAATTGGAATGATTTTATCAAGGATACCTTCGTTCTTGTAATTGTGTTTAAAACGCCAAAACTTAACTCCGTCAGCTTCGTTATCACGGTCAATTACTTTAACAATGTAAAATTTACGTGGTTTATAAGCCTTTGCAAGTTCTTTATCAGACTCTTTACCTGTTGACATTAATTCATCATGAATTTCGGTCAAAGGTGAACGCTCATTATCGTTCTTTCCTGGGTCATAGATTTTATTCCATTTACCCTCAACTTGTACTTCGTGATACCATACTTCTTTGAAAGGTGATGACCCATCAGGTGTAGGCAGGATACGAAGACGTTTCTGTCCTGAGTTTTCATTTTGCATCAATATTGCCGCAAAATATTTTTTCATTCTGTCTTCTTGAGACATTTTGTTTGCAGAGTTACCTCCACTTTTCGCTTTTTCATACTGTGCGAGTACAGCATCTAGGGAATTTGTCGCCATTTGTGTATATAATTTATTAGTTAATATTCAAGTATAAGTGTGTCAGCCGTGATAGTCAAATTTGAAATTTAGAATTTCAATGGTTTGTAACCATTTTCATTTCCAAAATCATTAAAAGTTGTTTTAATTTCTGAAGGTGTAAAATCTTCAACTTCATCTGTAGTTAAAACATATTCATTTTTTCCTGATTTTTCCATTTCTTGTTCTTTATCAACAAAAAAATCAGATAATTTTTGATTAAATGGTCCTGAATCTAAACTTCTTAATTCAAGTTTTTCTTGTGGAGTTTTTTCTCTGTATTTTTCAATCTTAGCTTCGATATCATTTAATTTAGTGAAAATACCTTCCATGTCTTTCAATTTACTTTCTAAACCATTTAATTGGTTAAAAAGATTATTAAAGTATTCTTCTTGTTTAGTTTCAATATTTTTTTGAGAATTTACTAAATCAGTAATTTCAAGTTCTTCTGATTCGTTATCTTCTTCACCAACTTTTTCAACATCAGGGTCTGAAGCAACATCAATAGGTTGTGGTGTAGCATCAGCCTCAGGTGCTCCAGCGGCAGGTGCTCCAGCATCAGGTGCTGGTGGTAACGCTCCTGCGTCAGGTGCTGGTGGAATATCACCTTCAGGTGCTGGTGGTAATCCTGTTTCTTGCTCTGTAATATAATTATTAATTTTATTATATCTTCTTAATTCTTCAATAATTGTTTCTGAAATTGCCATATTAACCGTTTAGTAATTGTTTGAAACCTTGTGTTGTTTCTACGTTTATTTTTTTATTAGTATAAAGGGTATTATTAACTCTTTCAATTAATCCATCTTTCATTCTGATTGTATAACAATCACCTGTATCTAAATCACACACTTCTTTGAATCCGTTTCCTTTATCAGTTTCTGTAATTCTTGTACTTTTACCAAGATACGTATCTAAAATTTGTTTTGTGTTCATAAAATTGTTTTATTATAAATATGTTAATATTATCAAATATAAAAGTCTGTCGGTATTTTTGATAATAATTTTTCATATTCAGTTTTATTGGTTGTTTTAAAATCTTCGTAAATATTTGGATAGTCATTAATTTTAGTATATGGGAAATGTTCAATCCAAACTTTTGCAATTTTTTCTTTAAATTCTAAAGTCTGTACGGGATTATAATTTTCAACAGTATCTATTAAATCAGAAACAGTATTAAATGTTGGTACCGCATTTTTAAAGAAACTTGAATAACGCTTATCTATAAAACTAACACAATCTTCGGTACTATTGAAAACAGCATATGGTCTATTTTTGTTGTCTGAACCTGTTAAACATGTAAACTCAGGTGAAAGATATTGTTTTAATTCACCGTATATTGGGTACTCCAAACTAATGTCCGCTAAATTATTACCAATATATTTAAATCCATGAGCCGGTAATGATGCGTTTGGTAACGTATCAAATTGACTTGCAATTGTAAAAATTGCAATAACAGTGTAAAATGATAGTGGGTTATCAATATTATTATTAACTAGTTTATGTATTTCTGATTCTGTTTTTGTAACGGCATTTTGAGTATATGCCTGATATTCTGCAAAATCTGAATACAATACAGATGAACATAAATTTGATGAATTTAACGCTTCATTACCATTTATATTCGACACCATTAATGATTTAATTGCAGTTTTATTTAATGTTTGAGACGCGCCCACAGTAGTTTTACTATTTTTCAAATTACTATTAACAGTACTTAATAATTGTGTTTTTAATGTCTGGAACGTATTTTCAACTTTAGGAAGTGTATATTTACTTTGTCGAGTACCTGTAAATGATGTTTTAAATGAATCCAAAGTAACAGTATGTGTAACTTCCGTAATGTAATACGAACCAGCAAAAAGAGGCACATTTCTTAATATAAAATACATTGTTGGTTGTATCATCGCGTTACCAAATCCATCAACAGTACATGAATAACTTCTATCTTTATAGATGTTATATAAACTTACATTTTGAGTTGATGTTTGAATACCCGCACTTTGGTTTGCTAAAGCGTCTGTTGCAGCTAAAGATTCAGAAGTTGCTTTACCTAATTCTTGCGATACTGATATATTTTCAAACACACTTTGATTTTGTAGTTCAAAGTCAACTGAAAACCCAACAACTTTATTTGATTTTGCATAATCTTTTTGACACGGATTTCTTAATTCATTGTTAGTTGCATCATCAATATTTAAACCATCATCTTTATAACCATTTTTACTACTTTGTACTGGTAGTTGGTTCGATGGTTTTTCACTATAGATACTAACCAATTTAGCAGTTGTTTGTTGATAATCAACATTTGTAAATGTACCAAATAAATTATTTGCAAATTCTTTTTGCCCATACTCATTATTTGTACCGTTTTTTGACGGAACGTATGAATTATAAAAATTAATATAGGATGGCATTGAGAATGTAATAAAATGATGGGATTTTAAAATTGAATCTATTACTGTAAACACATTCGTTTTAGGTGATAAATTTTTAAGATACTTATTTACCAAGGTAATATCCAAGTACACGTCCCCACCAATATCCCTATTTGCCCTATCTAAAAATAAAAAATCTTCAAATAATGTTTTTGTATTATAATCATTAGATGAAATCCATTTATCATTAACCGCTTTAAACATATCATATAATTCAACCTTACTTTGATATCCATCAATTACTGTTGATATTTCTTGGGTTTGATTTTTTTCTGAAGTAGGTAAATTAGTAATTAAGTAATTCATAATACCTTCAAAAACTTCACTATAAAGATTATTTTCATTTTGAAGAATATTATCAATATTAGTTCTAAACGTATCTGATAAATTTTGATTTGTATTAGAAGCATCTTTTAAAGTTGCGTACATTTTTATTAATTTACTAAATGTATTAATATTACCAACAGTAAATTCAATGTTGAAATCTTTAAAGAAACTTGTAATTTTTGACCCACCAATAGTATCATAAGACATTCCGTTTAATGTTGAAAATCCGACAACTTCTTGTAACGTTAACCATTCATTAGGATATTGTTGTAAAGAATTAGTATATGATAATTCAGGTGGTAGATTATCAGTATATAGATTTACTATAATTGTTTGGGTATATCTTTTTATTGTTGATATATAATTAAATGATTGTGGGTCAAATCCATTAGGGTTACTTCTTTTGTATAAATAATTTATAGTTAATTTACCAGGTATTGATGAATTTAAAATATCAATCTGTTTGTTTTGGACAGTTTGAATAATATCATTATTACTTGTACCTGTAACTTTAAAAGTTCCCGATATAATATCACCATAAATTCTTTTAAAATTAATTGAGTTTAAAGTAGTCGACGGTGTTTCACAGAATTCTAAAAATAAACTTTCAAATAAATCAAGTTCTGATTTTTCAAAAACTGAAAATATTTCTTCAATTGAAGAATACTCATTATCAGCTCTTAATTCAAACGGTTGTTGATACGATTGTTGGGTGTTAATTTTTTTAAAATATTGTTTAGGTGTTGGTTTTTTTATACCATTTGTATCAAAATAACCATAGTTTGGTCCACCCCACAAAGTTCTTACTGAACCATTAAAAACTGAAGGATTATTAAATAAACTATTTGGTGAATTTGCAAATTTAAGTTGTAACTCATTACTAATTGTTCCAAATGATGGTACTATAAAATATTTACTAGCATTTGTATTATCATCTGAGTTTTGTTTTTTAACAAATACTGACCAAGTACTTAATGACCCAAAGTTTGCACCAGATGTATTAACTAAAACAATATCACCACTATCAATACTGTCATTCAATTTTTGTCTAATAGTTTCAATTGTACTATTAACAGGAAATATTAATTTTTTATTAACAAAATAAAAATATTCATTAATTAATTTAGGATAAAACCCTAAATCAATTTTATTATAAGTACCTTGAGCACTTGGTATTTCGGCCTGACATGTTATAGTATAACTATAATTTGAACCTGTAAAAATATAAGTATATGATAATGTTGGATTTTCCGCAGGATAGTAATTAGATAAAACATCAAAATCTGTCCATATTTGGTCAAGATTATCAAAATTATTATTACTTTGTATATTTTGTTTATATCTATGCCATATAGAACCTAACTTTAAAAACCAAAATTGAGGAAGACTATGAACCCCCGCAAATTTTGTTAAAGTTGGTGCAATAAAATCTAATACTTTATTTTCACTGTTAATAAAAGAAAGATATTTTTCTTTTAATGTTGCGAGTGGTAAACTATTTAAGAAAAGGTACGCCGCTTCAACATACGGAGCACTTTGGTTTGATATTTCACGATTAATACCTAATTGAACTGCATTGATAAAATATGGGGTATTAATAATTGAAGTTGTTTGAGTACCACTACTATAGTAAATGTTACCCTCAGTTAGTATAAACTCAGTACGATTTTTATAAAAATCATTTAAGGTAACAGGATTAGTAATTTTATTATTTAAAATTTTAAAATCTGTAAATGGTTTTATAATATCTTTATCATTATTACTTCTGTTACCAAGTGGTGTAATATAATTCGATATTTTTTTAGTATAAGTGTTATAAAATAATGAATTACTAGTTACATTAAAATCATTATTAAATGAAAATTTATTAGTACCATTAGGTAAATTTTGTCTTCTCCATAATTCATTTGTAAATGGCATTAAATCATAATCTGTCTTAAGATTATGAACACTACTCCCAATATAATTTTCAAAAGATTTTTCACCTTTTAATGTTATAGTTATTGATGGTAATTCAGATTGTAAAATACCATTAGGTGAATCTACAATTTTTTCTTTTAAATATTGTGTATTAAAAACACCTGTTAGTAAATTATAGTAATAAGTATTTTGTCCAGAATTAGTAATTTCTATAAGGTTTTGTTGATAGGTGTCTACAGTAAAATTAGGACCATTATCACTAAACATTAATTGTAAATCAGGTGATAAATTTAAAATAGAATTTATCATATTAGTACCTTCAGATTCAGATAAGTACTGAATTAAATTACCATTGTATTTTGGTTCAGTTACTTTTTTTCTTAAAAATCCATTGTATTGTACTATTGAACTAACCCTTTCAAAAACTTCGAAAAAATAATCAACGGTTTCTAAATTAGAATATGGTGTATTACTTGGTACGGTATCAAATGCTGATACCATAATTCTTTTAACTTCATTAGTTTTTTCTAAATTACTTTCGGGGGCCGCAGGTGTTTTTCTTTGGGTATAACCTTTTAAAAATTCTTCAACAAATTCAACTTCCGGCCAAATTATGTAATCATATGCTCTTGTTTTAGATATTACTTCAGGGTCACCAGGATATGTTATTTGGAATTTTTGGTCGCAATTTACACTTTTATCGACAACGTATAATGGCCAAGGATATACAGGTGCGTTAACATCATTTGGATTTTTAATATCAGTATCTTTAACAGCTCCCTTTCTTTTTTTATTATTTCTAACATCAATAGCCGCTTCATGAACATCATTAAGTAATAATAAAAAAGCTTCAGATGATGCCAATATAACACCCATTATATTTTTAAGACTAGGCGTAAATCCTAATCCAGATGCGTCAGATATAAATTTTGATAATTCATCAGATAATTGTTTTTCAACATTCTGACTATTTTGCTGTAATTTAATTTGTATTTCATTTAACTGTTCGTTAAATCTATTTACACCATCAAAATTAAAAAACCAATATTTTAATTCTTTCTTTGGTGTTGTTTCTCCATTGTTAGTATTTAATTTATTATTAATTTCGTTAACAGTATTTAATTCTGTTTCTATTTCAATTTTTTGATTTTCGTTTGCACGACTAATACCCTTTCGTAATTCATAAGTTTTACCCAAATTAACATTCCCATCATTAATTTTAATACCAACACTATTTAAATTAATGTTAACAGGGATGAAATATTTTCCATTAGTTCCAAATGTAGGATTACTTAATAATTTATCATTATATTCGTTTATAATACTTTCAAGTTCATTAAGAGCCGTATATTTTTGACTGTTAACATCATCAGTATTTTCAATAATAGATTCATTATTTTTTTTACCGTTATATGTATATATTTTTAAACCTATATTATCTTCGTCGTTAACATCACCTGATACATTATCGTAAATAAAAAAATTACTTTCAGATAAATAAGTATTAAACCATGAAGTCCCTTTACCTGTTAAAATTTTCTTTCGATATTCATCAATTATAGTATTATATTCTTTAATATCGTTAAGTGGTCCTAAAGATAACTGACCAAACTGTGCTAAACTATAATTAACAAAATTATCTAATTTAGTAATTAATTCTTGTATTGTTAATTCAGGAACGTTTTCATCAATAAGTCCTTTTTCTTTATATTTTGCATAAACATTTTTTATCTTTTTTAAACCTTTTTGTTCAATAATTTGACCAACATTTTGCGTTTGTGGCGATAATTGTGATAAAGACGCATTTGTATTATTTGATGACCTAACCGAACCTCCTTCACTAACTCTTTTGATATACATTTGAGGTGTTGCCAACAAAGACCCCATTGTTATATCTGTCAACACATTAAATTGATACGCAATAAAATTAAGAGTAATTTCAAAATTACCAGAACTTGAATTAAATGAAGAATTAAATTTTTGTAAAATAATTGGATATCTAATTGCTTTACCATAATACCCTTTTAAAGTCAAATAAAAAACAGGATATGGTAGATTAAAAAACGCGGCATATATTGAGTTGTCCCCACTTTCCATTAAAGCTCTTCCTTTTGAATCTTCTAACGTTATAGTTATTGTTGGGACAAAAGATGTGTTAACTTTATATGTTACAGTTTTTAAACCTAACAATTCACCGTTAATGACATTTGGGTCACTAACATCACTCTGTAATTTAGTCCAGTTAGTTGTTAAATAATCTTGGTCATTTGGTTTTAAAAAATTAACCTTACCAATAGCAATTTGTGTTAAAGTCGTACCTTTATCATCACCACTAATTAATCTACTTCTTGGTTTAAGTTCACATTCTAAATTAACATAATATATTAATTCTTCGTGTTTAATATATCTATCTTCAGGATTGCCATATTGATTTAATACACGATTAGGATTAACAATAAAAATGTTATCAAAATTTTTCTCTACAAAAATGTCATTACTCTCCATAATAATAGAAGTACTGTTGAAGTGCTGTTTTATAATCTAATAAAGAATTATTTAAAGGGAATGGTATATTAAGCACCGCATTATCAGGGATATCTATTTCAGAACCCCCATATTGTGGGTTAGATTGCATGATTAACCATCCAAAATATGGTGAGTTGTAATACATTTGTGATACTTTATCTAATCTTGATACACCAACCCTATAGATATATTTTTTATCTGTAGTTTTTAAAGGTATGTTAACAAAAGGTAATGTAGTTTGTTCCCCATTAACAATAAAATTTTGATACCTGTTATAATATTCGTTTGCCATTAGTTAAAATATTTTTTACCATTATAGGTACTATTATCATTATTAATATTAACATTTTTATAAACATCAGATAAATTTGTTTTCTGAACGTTTGTTGCTCCAATACTTGTAAATGTAAAATCCCTGTCCCTTCCTTTTATACTCACATTATTAACTTGTGGATTATATGTTTTAAAAAATTTATATTCATTAGAATTAAATGTATCATTAACTAATAAATTTTGAGCATTTTTTTCAGTATTAAATGAACTAACAACAGAATTAACCGCAACACTAACTTTATCTACTGTTTGCGGTAACGTTTGTGACAATAAATTAGAACTAACATATTGTATAAATTCATTTCTTGTTGTGTCATTGATAATGTCGTTCGCAAAAAGTGTAAAAAATAAATTAATACTACCTGTAGAACTTAATGTCGTTAATGGTGTAAAATACACATTAGGAGTTGTTATTTCTAAAATTAAATTTTTACTTAATAAATAACTATAATAATCATTAATATCATTTGCAATTTTAGTATAATCATTTCTAATATCTGTTAATGTATCTGATGTACCAACAATAACTCCAGTATTTGTATATATTATTGGAGTTCCGTATGTTGCTAATTTACCATCGGTAGCATCACATATTAAATCCATTTTTCTATATCCTTGATATATCTCTGATTGACTAACCGCTATCGATTGTGATTTATTGGATATTAAATTTAATATTTTATTTTTTTGAGTTTGAGCCTTAGCCTTTAAATTACTTGTAACAATTCTTAAATCATTTGCGGATACATTATTTGTTATCAAATATTGAGTGATAAAATCAGTATTATTTTCAACTTCAGTAATATAAGCACTTGTTACATCGTCAATATATTTTGAGTAATCATTAAATTTACCAATTATTTTAACATTATTAATTGGTGATTGTAAAGAATTAAAACTTCCATTATTAAATTTTCTATCACTATATAATTGTTTAAATACACCATAATTAGTGTCACTAATAATTGATTTTATAAAACTTTCAACCAAATTAAAATAACTTTGAGTTGAATCAACGTTACCATCAAAAAACGATTTATAACTAATAGTTCCAGTTTCAGAACCGTTACTTTGATTTGATTCAGTAATTAATCCTATTGTAACACCACCATCAGTTGGGTTTTGTATTGTTGCTTGATTTGAAGATATTAAATTATTTGATGGTTGTGCTGCAATACCTTGTAATGTTTGTAAAGTTGTTAATATTGATTTAGTACTATCAACAATGGCGGTTAATTGTGTCGTATCTGTAGACACTGACCTTTCATCATACATTTCAGTGTTTGCATAATAATTAAAAGATAACGCATTTTGTAATCTTTCAACAGGTTCTTTAAGACCGTGACCACCAATCATTTTAAAAGTTAATTTAACAGTTACAATCATTGGTTGTACTCCAATACCTTCGGGATTGATATCTAAATTTTCATAGGATAAAGTTAATCCTCCATCAGGTACAATTTTACAATTATAAAAATCACCAATTCTTAACACTAATATTGGTGGTGTGCCAAAATTAGTATTAAATGAATCTTTTTTAATAAATTCACCACCTTCATTTTTAGTTGGTATTGTATTACCAGGTCTAAAACATTGATTTAAAAATGTTAGTCTTGAGTTAAACCCTTCAGGTGTTATTGAGTGAAACGCTGGATTAAAGAATTTAATTTTTGTTTTATAACTGTCGTATAAAAATGGGTCTTGTTCTTTAAGTATTTCAAAATAATTTTGTTCGTTTAATAAATTTCTTATTATTTTTTTACTAATATTTTTAGCCTTAGCTTCAATACTTTCTTTATTACTTTTTTTATTTCCAAACAAATCCGCCAAAAATTGGCCAGGTGAATTATTTAATCTTCGAGTATTACTTTGTGGACTACTATCATTTGGTACATTCGCACTTTCGTCAGTAGGTGATACTTGATTTAAATTAATATTTTTTATTTTTATTGCCCTACAAAGCATCGCTTGTCTTGTGTAGTCAAGAATTGCAGATTCAGGATTAAAACCATCACTACAATTAACACTTTCAAAACTTTGACTTGATTGTGGTATTGTATCAACAATTACTGAATTTAAAATAGTATATTTTAATTTTGTTTGAGACTCATAATAAGATAAATTTTTACCGTCAGTACCTAAACTAAAATCATTAAAAAATAATTTAATACTTTCAAGTAAACTATCATTAGTCGCTATTGACGAATCAGGTGATTCGTTAACACCTTGTGTTCCTTGAAAAACAATTTCAACACCACCGCCCTTTTGTAATATTGTAGCAATTTCCGCTCTTAAACTAACCATTTTATTATAGTTTTCAGTTATTACTGAATCAAAAATTAAACTGGTATTTTCTGTTGGGTTAAGTGTTGAATAGTTAGTTCTAATTAACGTGCTAGTATACGTATTATATAAATCTGTATAATTTTCAGAAGGAGAATCACTAAAATCAAAATAAAAACCCCAATCATTAAAACTTTGAGATAATGATATATTTTCAGTACCAATGGAATTTCCACCTTCAGATGGTAATGATTGTAAAGCATCTATTTTATCTTCATCAGATGTACCATCACTTGATAATACTTCTTGATATAATTCAGATATTGTGTTAAAATCTAATTGACCGAATTTTTTAGCCAATTCATATATGTCATATTTTTTACATCCAGCAAAAAATGAATTAACTACACCGTTAACAACTTCACTATTTTGATTTTCTAATTCTTTATTAGCAATTAAATTCAATACAGATGGGTGGTCAACAATTATTTTAAATCCAACCGAACCTGACCTACTTGTATTATTATAAGTATATATTGGTTCAGGTCTTCCTATAAATTTAGTTTCAGTAAATGATGCTGATGTTGAGTCATCAAAAGTTAAATCATACGGTGGAAACCACATAATTCTACCACCATTAGGACCCTTTTCACAATCGGGTAATGATTCAAATTCAGGAGAATTTTTCCAAGCTAAGTTTTCAATAGAAAACATATATTTTTTAACACTACCACCTAACATCGATGTACCACCATCTTTATATGGTACTATATTTAAGTTATACGCACTATCTAAAACTGAATATGAATACCTTCTAATATTACCATTAGTATCCATTCCACTAGTATTTGCATATGTTCCTTGTAAATCACCGTAAGTAGAATACGGTCTATCTTTTGAAAAGATTCTACAGTATTCCGTACCAACTTGTTGTCCAGCTTGGTCAATATATTTTTTAATTTTAGAACCTTTAGTAAGTTCTTTATACCCGTCCCAAAACACTTTAGAAACTTGGTTCATAGCATTACCAACATGTCCTAATCTATCTTTACCTTGAGCGGGTGTTGAATCAATAATTCTTTGAGTAACATCTAAAATAGAACCAGGTCTAAAAACATAATTTGTCGATAAAACTTGTGAGTAAGATGAACTTAAAGGCGTAAATTGCGGATTATTACCATATATTTTTCCGTCTTGTCCTACGGTTCTTCCGGCTTCAACTTTTGTAAGATTAGAAATCCAAACAAATCCACCATCAAATACAGGTCTTTCACTATAACTTTTACCAGCTAGACCAAATTGGAAATTTTGGTCACCTTCATAAAGTGTACCTACCTTATCAGGTCCATATACCGTTGTTTGCATCGGTATACCAAACGCATTGACAGGTGTAGCATTAGGTGGTGATGAAACCCTTGTAATATCACTTTCTTGTCTTCCAATATATAAATTACCAATTGAGCTAGGATTGTCAAATAAATTTTCAATAAATGCTCCTACTTGAGTTCTAGTTAATGTATAATCGGGTTTGTATCGATTATATGATAACGTATTAAATAATATTGATTTTTGTCCTGAACCAGTGTTATTTAAAAATATTACGGAAGGATTTTGTCTATTTAAAATATTACCACCTAAATTACCTAAAGTCTGTAAAGGTTTCATCCTTTGTCTTTGAGGTAAAGAAAAATAACTTCCTTCAATTGGTGACGCAGGTAAATAAGCCCCTGTTATTCTTTGGATAAAAAAAGCCGCGTAATCAATAATTCCGTTAGGAACTGTTATTGTATAATTTTTTTGTATTAAAGGTTCTTGTCCTGTCGCAACTAATGTAGCATCAAACACATTGGTTAAAGCGTCAAGATTAATTAGACCAATTGTATTTCTTTCAATTTCTCGTGCAATTCTAGCCTGAAATGCTTCGGTTAGTCTTTCAGCACCAATCCTTTGTATATATGAATCATTTCCTAATTCAGGGTCATTATTTAATATTTCATACGCCGTATAGTCCCCTTGAACAAAAGATTCTGGATAAACACCTGATTGTAATTTTGTTTTTGGTAAAATTTTCTCAGTAACAATAAATAAATCTGAATAATTTTCTTCGGGTGTATATCGATTAACAACCGCAACATTATCAATAAACGCTTCATTGATAAGGTCCATTTTAGTGTCTTTAGGACTATATTCAGATTGTCCACCAGTGTAATCTTTAGGATATGATGGTATAGTTACATTATCAATAATTTGAGCACCATCAATAAATTTACCTGAAGGTCCAAATATATTAATAGTTGTCATTTCAGTCGGTTCAACAAAAATAGTATCACTAACATTTGGACTATCCGTTGGTGAAGAATCGTGTAAAACAGTTTCAAAATTAATAGGGTCTTGATGTGAAGAATACGCACCATCAATTTTGTAAGGTTTTAAATTTCTACTTACAAGTTTTTTTCTAAACTGTTGCGAACCACCAAATGATAATATATTTTCAGACATTTAGTTCTTTTATAATAAATAGAATAAATTAGGTTTTATGCAGTTAAACCAAAATTTGTGTTCGCTTGATTTATAGTGTCAATAATTTGTTTTTGTAATGTAGGATTATCCCTTAAAGATTTAGAAAATGCGTTTGCAACATCAGCAGTAACTGGACCATCAACTTTATGTGTAAAAGCAATTTCAACTTTTGAATTGTTTGGGGTATTGTTTTTTGATTGTGGTGTAGACATCATCATTTCTTTGTCAATCATTGCCGTTTGATTTGGCTGAGTGTTACCTTTACCTAATAAATTTTCTTTGAATTTTTCACCTTGTGTCATGGTGATAATAGTGTCTTGTTCTAAAGGTTGGACAATACCATTGGGCGTTATAATTGAGTCTTTAACACCTATTAAAGTTTTTATGTTAGTTATAATTGTTTCAAGCCCTTCTGCAGATGTTGCCAATTTAGTCACAGCAGTTGTCATTACATCTCCAAAACTTAGATTTTGAAATTGATTTTTAGCAACATCACCCGTAACACTTGCAAAACTTCCGGCAAAAGTTTTAAACGCATCAATCATTTTAGGTATATCTTCTACACTATCACCTTTTAAACTATCAAAAAGTTTTTCAACATTTGCACCCATCGTGTTCATGGCCGCAACAGTTTCTTTATTATTAGCGTTAAGTAAATCTAATGTATTTTTTTGGTTACCTGACGTTTCTAACCCTAAATTTTTTGTTTGTCTTTCTTGAGCACTTTCTAAAATTTTAGTACCCATATCAGTTGTAGCAATTAACATTGATACTGAATTATTCATAGCAATTTGTTGTGCCACCATCTGTCCTTGCAGACCAAGTTGTTGGTAAGCAATATCTTTCATTTCCGCAGTTTCACTTAATTGTCCTTCTTGTAATTTTGCTAATTCACCAGGTTCTAATTGACTTAATAATTTTTCTTCAAATTCACCTGTTTTTTCATTTTTTAACTTAACGGTAAATCCACCCTTATCTTTATTAAACTCTGACATGTTAGCAATCATAGTTTTTTCTTCATCAGTAACATTAAACCCTAACTGACTAAAATCGATATCAGATAATTTTTTATCTAATTTAGCTGCTTCTAACGACATTTTTGATAATTCACCAGAACTCATACCTAAAGCCTTTTCAACTTCATTTATTTGTCGTCTAGCACCAGGCATAATTTCAAACTGTCCAGTTTTTTCGTTAAAAACTGTATATTGTTTACTTAATTCAATAAGTTGATTGTTTAACTCAGGAACGTTATTTTGAGCTAAATCCATTAATTTAATTGGGTCAAGTAACGAGCCTGACGCAGCCCCTAATCTTTGTAATGCAGAAGATATTTCAATTGCAGCTTCAGGGCCTCTATTGAATATGTCATCAGCAATTTTAAAAGTGGTTGCCATATCCATTCTTAAACTTGCGGCTTTAGCTGCCATTTTAGCCAAACCTTCAACACCATTTGGGAATCCAAACTTATTTAGTTTATCTAAATTATCAACAACACTTTTAGATACTACTTGAGCATTAACTCCCATATCCCTAGAAATTTTAGTAACACTAGTCATAGTATCACTAATATGGTCCATAGAAAATCCAGCGTTTTCAAATCCAGTTAATAAGTCTTTAGCTGCCACACCAGTCACTTTAGTAACCGCAACTAAATCAGTTAAATTTTCAGAACTAAGTATTACATTTCTTTGGTTTACCGCTAAAAACTCTTCTTGAGCAGTTTGTAACTCAGCAAATGTACCACCAAATAACGCGATGTTAGAATAAGCCTTACCAAAAGATTCTTTAATTTGTTCAGAATTTTGAGCACCTGTACCTAATTTAGTAACAACTTTGGACATTGCAGCATCAACATCTTGTATTGCTTTAAATGTATTTAAAAAAGAATTTCCAAGAGACTCGGCCCCTTTAAGGGCGTTACCCATATTTCCAATGAAAGTAGTAAGGTCCTTACCAATACCAAGTGAAGAATTATCTACTGGTTCATCAACAAACATCATCATAGTTTTTTATTAATAAATAACACAAATTAAGTTTTTGGCGTATTCATCTCAATAATAGTGTCCACCAAATATCTACGATGTGATATAGGAATAATTAAAAAATCGGAATATGACATATGCATAAACCGACTCAATAAAATATATTGGTCCAATAAATTTTTTATATAATCAGAAGAAAGGGCGAAAAAACTCCACCCCAAAGGCAATCCGTGATTTGACCTTTTTTCCTGATGGGGCGTTAAATTCTCTCTCTAAATTAATAGACGGTTGATTTTTATTTAAAAATTGCGTGATATATTTTGAGTCCATAATTGGCATCTTATCGATAAATTTAACTATTTCAGTTTTATCATCGTTACCGTCAATAGAAACTATTTGTTTTGCCAATCTCCATGTAACTCTTGGAGCTACCATATTTTTAGGATATGAACTTTCTCTGTCATTTAATTCTTTTTTATCTCCGAATGTTAACAATTTTAATTTAACTGTTTTACCCGATTTTGGAAGAACTGTTGTAAATAAACCATTTTCATCAGGTTCAACTTCAGGTTTAACAAAATCTACTTCATCTAACGTAATAGTTGATTCAAATGTTTTTTCAGTCTGTGGGTCTAATAAAGTAAATGTATATTCAGTACCAAATGATGTATTTCTTAAAAAAATCAATATCGCTTCAATATCACCATCTAACATTTCTTCAATCTTTAAGTCAGGTTCGTATACCTTAGCTCTAACTAAATTATGGATTATTTGGTCACCAGACATATTAGATGCGTTTGCCAAAATATTTTCATCAGCAGCAGTTAAAAAACCAACTTTAACCGATTTTTTTTTATTCTTATAAAATCTACCTTGACTCGGTAATTGGATTACGTCATGAGGTAAATTTAAATTCATCTGATTAACATTTTGTTCTTCCATAAATTCGTTTTTGTTTATAACATATTAATTTTTATACTTTTGTAAACAAAAAAACCCACATTTCTGTGGGTCTTAACATAGTATTTGTTATAGTATTAGTAAAGTAATACACAATAGTCAGGACGAAGAGTTAATGTGATATCCGCTAATGCATCATCAGAATAACCAAGTGAACCAAAATCAACGTCAGTTAAGAAACATTGGATTAAAGACCACTTTTCAATAACAACACCTGTTGGGTCTAACATTTCAAGTTCAATGTCTTTCTTATATCCCGCAGCGTATCCCATACGACCTGTTACAGATTCAGCATGTAAACGAACCCATTCCATCATTGCTTGAGCAGCTGAAGGTCCGATTGGGTCACGTAATTTAACACCAATAGTTCCCCATTCATAAATTCCTGCAACATATCTTTTTGTATTTAAAAAAGGAATTTCAGTACTTTTAATTGTCATTTTAGGTCTATTTGTTGTTTCTACAAACCATTCGTTAATACCTAGTTCTGAAGGGAATCGTAATATGAACCTGTTTTTTCTTTTGGGTTCATATGGAAAAGGCATTTTCATCAGTAAATCAGCCATATTATTTTGTTTTTAAATTTTCTTTTATTTTATTATAAATAGTGTCAACTAAATATTTTTCTATTTACTTTGAACTTTTTTTCAGTCAAACTTGCTATAAGTCCAGTTTATAAATATTAGTATAATTTCTTTTCACCTCCATGTGTTGATATTGTTTGAATAATATTTTCTGGGTCTTTAGATAATTCATCTTTAACTTTTTCCAGATTTCTTAAATCATCATCTGAAAAACCTATTTTAGGTATGAATCTATTACTAATATCATCTTTAAACATTACTGGTTTATTTAATCTACCAGCTAAATATTTTACATATTGTTGAAATTCTTTTAAAGCCGCAACTTTACCAACCTCAGGACTTTGTGCTGACCCGGAACCAAATGTTACAGGATAATACTTATTCATATCCATATAAGCTTCTATAAGTTCTTTATCACTCATATCTTCTTCACCAGCAAACTTTCTAAATTTTCTTAGATTTTTAACCAATTCTTTTTTAGATATTCCTTTAAAATTAGTTTCAATCATATTTTCAATTGCTCTACGTAAAGCCAATGGTGAATGTCCCCTTGCGGTAACTATTGAAAAAATTGAACCACCATTAATCGCTTCTTCAAAATCATCCCATGCAGGACCTGGTTTTGCCATCATCGAGTCAATGATGAATCTTTTATCACCTTTAGTCCCAAAGTTCCTAAACGGGTCGTCAGCAAACCCTACAATAGTTTTTTTCTTATATACAAAAGGTTCAACACCAACTTTAACACGATATTCCGCAAAGTCTTCTGTTGACATACCAACTTCTTCATTATCTTCTGTACGAAGTATTATTTGTGTCGGCATTGTAAGAATATTATCATCCCAATCAAATGCATAATATTTTAAATCGGGTGTGATTTCTTCATCAAATTCTTCTACTAAAAATATTTTCATAACTATAAATATTATGTAAAATAAAAACCCCCACTTTCGTGAGGGTTTTCAATTATTTTATCGTTGATTAGATATTTTCAAACGATGCTCCTGTTGGAGTGATTAAGAACTCAATGTCAATGAATTCAAGAGCTTTAGTTGGTTTGATATAAATCTTACCTACCATTTGGTTAGCATCTAAATCTTCAGGTGTGTTTTGAACAACAACACGGAAGTCATACAAACCTCTGTCCCTACGAATTGCATCTAAGATTGGATTAACTGAATCTAAGAACTGTTGTCTTACTAAGTTATCGTTTTGTTCAAACAATAATCTTACGGCTACTGCTGAAATCAATTTACGAGCTTGTAATAACAATCTTCTTACGTTAATTCTGTCAAGAGCAGATTCTCTAATTTGAAGTGTTTTATTACCCCATATAACAGTTCCAACATCGTTGAAAGTTGCGATTGGGTTAATTCTTCCCTTATAAAGAGTATCTCTATCTTCTTGAGTTAATCTTTTTCTTGCTCTAACCGCATTTACAATACCTCTTGTGTAACCCGCAGTTGCGAACCATGGGAAAGCTATATTATCAGTCAATGCTAAGTTTCTTGTAACTTCCGCAGTTGATGGAATATAAATTTGTGTATTGTTTACTGTGTCACGAGTAAGAACCCATGGGTAGTAAGTTGCGGTATAGTTAGAATCAATACCTGTCGATTCTAAATTATCAACAGCTTCTTGTACGTAGATTAAATTATCCATAGAAGTTGATGATTGTAACAAGTCAAAGTCAGGTGTTGTACAGATATAGATAGAATCCGCTCTGTCGTTTTCAATAATATTAATTGTTGATTCAACTAACGCACTATTGTTAACGTAGTCAACACCAGGTGTAACTAAAACATTAATGTTTGTTACTTCAGGATTTGCAAATGATTGAACACCTAATAGGTATGCGTAATAGTCAGTGTTTGCATAATCAACTGTGTTATCACCAACAGTGATTTGTTTAAACGCTCCCCATCCTGTTGCGTCTACATATGGTACACAACCAGCCAACGCTCCTTGTTTGTAACCTGTACTTCCTAAACGGAAACTATCAGCATTTGTTCTATATTCTCTATAGATATCCCATCCGTCAAAACCTCCTTGAACTAAGAAAGTAAATTTACGTGAATATAAGAAATAATATGGATTAGTTTGTGATGTTGGTTCAGAACTAAATGAACCTGCCCCAACACTAAATGCAGTTGTTCCACTATTAGTGTAAAGATTTGCAATTGTTACAGAAGTTGCTCCGCTATCCATGTGGAAACCTTTTGTTTGTATTCCCCAACTAACATGTGACGCTTCAGTACAAGTTGTAGTTGTTGGATTTGGCATTCCTTTATATTGGAAGAAATCAGGGTCATAACCTGGTGAATCCGATGAAAAGGCTACCGCTGAAGAAATACCTAAATATGTTTTTCTTACATTATCACCAGAACTTCTTACCGCATCATCAACACCTGATTTAGTTCCAAATGGTGGGTTATAAATAACTTCACCTGGATAGTCATACTTTGTTTTATAAATTTGGAATGGTGATTTCACTCCTGAATATTTACGAGTAATAAACCCTTCAAATCCACAAGGTAACGCATCTACTGGAGCCTCAGTATTAACCTCTACCATTATGTATTTTGATTTAATTGCATATTCACCATCTGAAGTTCCTACCTTTTTAGCAACATAGTTGTTTTCATTTGGGTCCATACTACAATTAGTGAATTTTTCCAAAACTACAGGGTTAGAATCAGTATCGAAGAAATCTCTAATGATTAAATCAAACGTATTGTTATTAAATGATATATTTGCAACTGATATTTTTATTTCAGTATTTGCATCATTACCATCAGATATTGTTAACGCTTTAAATAATCGATATACAATATTACCTCTAAGTTCAGATACAACCCATGGTGATTCAGGGGTTTGATATCTTTCAAGATAATATCCGATAGAATTAGTATCATTATTTCTAGCTTCTTCTAACGCTAATAAATTACAATTTAAACCTCTAATGTATCCTTTGTTATACCCATAAGAAAGTAATGTTGAATATCTTTCTTCAACAAACAAAGGTACTTCAGTTCTATCTTTCGCAAAATTTTCAACACCAAATACTTTAGTTATAAAATTAGCGTTTGACGGTGTAAATGATGTTTCAAATGTAAAGTTTGCAGAATCAATAGTATTTCCTGATATTGCAAAAGTTTTAAATGGATTTTGTGATACACCAGAATAAGAACCTGTACAAATAATTTGTACATCATTAACTCCTGAAACTTGGTAACTTGGTCCATGTTGACTTGATGAATAATTAGTAACACCTCTTGAACGTAAAGTTGCTATTACTAAATCATTATAACCTGAATAAGTTAAACCTGAAAATCCGTAATAATAACCTGAAACAGTTCCTGAAAAATTTCCTGAAGTTCCAAATGCAGTACCTGATAAAGAACTAACATTAGTATAGAATGAATTACCGTTATATTGTTCACCAGTTGTTGGTGGTACAAAATTAGCGTAAAACCAAGCGTCATTAGTTCCTGAACAATAATCTATAGTTGAAGAACTAATACTATCAACTGAAAATACATTTGTTGCGTTAGTTAAACCAGCAACAACATTCGCATTAACTTGAGTACCTGAAACAGGTCCAAAATAATAAGCCGATGTTGCAGATAGTGAATTACTCAATAATATCGTAAATAATTGATTTTTTAAATCTGACAATATTGAAGAATTACCTCCATTAAATTTAATGTAATTATTATTGTAATATGTATTACCTGAAATTACTGATGGGACCGCCGAAGTAAACTGTATTGAAGTTGTTGAAGCGGTAGAACCTGTAAAGTTAAAACTAAATGAAGTTCCCCCTGTAATTGCAATTGTATTACAATCAACATTCGCAACAGTTGTGATAGACCAAGAAGGACCTGCGTCATAACCTGATAAACCTAAAACTCTTGTTACAAAAAGTTGATTTGATTGTTGTAAATATGATTTAGCAATGTATGCTGCTTCATATTTTGGGATTTGTGTGTTCACAAATTTTTCAGGAAGTGTACCACCGAAGTAAGTTTCAAATTCTCCGTAGCTTGAAATGAATATAGGTTCAAACGCTGGTCCTTTTAAGGTTTCCCCAACTATACCTAAAGTAGTAACTCCGACACTTTGTGAAACAAATGATAAGTCTCTTTCTGATGTGTATACACCCGGCGAGACAAAAACTTTGTTTGATGTTGCCATGTTTATTTTAAATGTTTTTAAAAATTTATTTATTGATAAATATTGTCATTTTAATCAAAAACTAATGGGTTTACTAACTATTTATAAATCAGTAAGAATAAATTCTACCTTTTTTCTACCTTGGAAATCAAGAATATAAAAATATCTCCTGACAGTCATAAAATCCTAAAGGACTACTGTTTAAAACATGGTTTGAAAATTCACAAATTTTTAGAAAAACTAATTAAGGATAATTGTGAAGAAAAAAAAGACATTTATGGGGAACGTTAAATTAGTGTTGCAACTAAATTTAATGATGATAATCCCCCATTATTTGTTTTAAAAATATTAATAGTTAAAATATCATTTGTATTAATTTGTATTACGCCATCAGGTAATGTTGATATGTCGTTTCCATAGTATAGACCGTTAATTAAAAATTCGTATGTATCAATATTAACATCCCCATTAATTGTAATATTTGTTGAATAATTAAATGTCTGTGTATATGATGTCACACCTATTGGAAAATTGGCTTTAAAAACATATTGGTCAGGATTTGGTGGGTATTGTTTTCTTTTAACTTTTTTCTTTCTGTTGTCTAACTCAACTAACATTAAACTTCTACTAATTGCAGGTTTAACTTCATATTCTTCTTCATCACTTAAAAATCCTTGTAGAGTGAAAGCGTAAGATTGTATATAGTATCTTCTTTTTTCCACATCCATAACCGATTCATCAGATATTTCATCAAGTATTATTGGAATATAATGACCTTTAATTTGTCGATAAGCCTGACGTGACGCAAATTTTTCGATAACAATTTGATTGAATTTATTTAATTCTCTCATTCTATTACAAATAATTTTAACAGAATATTTGATATCTACAGGTACAGGTTGTGGTATAGTATAAATGTCCATACCTTTTCTTTGTCCGTCCCATGTGGGAACCGCAGCGTAATAATATTGCTTTCTATTTGGAATATTATATCTTAGTGATGGTAAACTACCATATTTTACTTCAGGTGTCCTTACTGTTGTGATAATTGGTGGTTGAACATTTTTATCAATATTATTAAAATCCCAAGTTTGAGTGAATTGTGCCCAATTCTGAGTTGTCATTAGTATATCTACAACTTTAACAACCTTACCCCCAACAACAGTTTTTAAATCATCTTTAACGAAATCCAAAAACCCCCTATCTAAATCTTCATGTAAAATGGATTTAGGTAAATAAGTCGTATCCTTGTTGATATCTTCAAGTAGTTCTAACCTTCTTTCATAACCAACAGGTGGGTATGTAAGTGGTAAAGTTTTTTTAATTTTTGGTAATGCCATTATAATCCTCTAAATTCGTTTTCCATTACAGGTGATGCATTTATTGTTCTATAAAACGGCTTGTATCCTGCGTATGTGTGTTTGTTATCTGAAACAACACGGCCATCATTATTCACTACATAATATCTTACTTGGGTTTCAGTTTCGTAATATCCAATATAATCTCCAAGTTCTATATCAATTTCTAATTCGTCTAAATGTTTTTGATAAACTGAAATTCTTGCATTACCTGGTTCCATCTGACTAATCTTACTTGACCCTAGAAATTTATTTTCAGGTGCAACAATTTGTAAGAAAGCTTTAAACTCAACAGGAGGTAAAAATTTTATACCGTCAACAGACGCTTCACCATACACATCATCAACATTTGTTTTCTGTTTATCAACACGATATAATACAAGAGTGAAGTTCATATCACCTTCTAACCACTCTCTACCCATATTAATATCTAAGCTATAATCTTCCGCTCCGAAAAATTTACCTAATCTTGTTATTGGAACTATTCTGTTTGACATATTGATAAATATTTCTTTTTTGATTATTATTATAGTTGTATAGTTAATTAAAATAATTTGACAACTTCTACAGGACATTTAAGTATTGAACAACAAGCAATATCTATTCTTGAAAATTATCAGGGGTCAAATAACTATATCCTTAAATTAAAAAAACAGATTGAGTCAAACAAGAAGTATCTTCCAACAAGAGCTCAATGTGATTACGTTATTGACTACAATTTAGTAGTTCCAAAAGTTGCCAAAAAATGGGTCGAGATTGATTCTTACTTTTCTCAAAAACTTGTTGAGGACAATCCGTTCATTAAGGAACCTGATAAAATCTATGTTGAAAAGATTTTAATTGAAAAAGATAAGTCGTATCACATATGGGGTAAGATTTTTAGTGCCGAGACCATTCACGATTTTTGGATACCAAAAGCTGCG